AGTTCCAATGCCAATACCAACGTCAGCATGATGGGCGAAACTTTCAAGTATGCTGCTCCGGTACTGGGTTCTTTGGGCTATTCTGCTGAAGACTCTGCCATTGCCATCGGACTAATGGCAAACGCCGGTATCAAATCCTCACAGGCTGGTACGGCACTGCGTTCCGCCATTACCAATCTGGCAAAGCCAACAGATACGGTAGCATCTGCTATGGAACAGTACGGCATTTCTCTGACGGATAGTTCCGGCAAGATGTATTCTCTGCGGGAACTCATGGAACAACTCCGACAGAAATTGGGCGGATTGTCTGAAGCAGAACAGGCACAGGCGGCTGCCTCACTGTTTGGCAAAGAGGCCATGTCCGGTATGCTGGCAATCATCAACGGCTCCCCGGCGGATTTTGAAAAACTGTCCAATGCCATTGACATCTGTTCGGATACAGTAGACGGCTACAATGGCACAACTGAAAAAATGGCGGCGGTCATGCAGGATAACCTTGCCGGACAAGTAACTATCTTGAAGTCCCAGCTGGAAGAACTGGCGATCAGTTTTAGCGATATTCTGATGCCCACCATTCGCTCTATTGTTTCCCGCATTCAGGAACTGGTGGACAAGCTGAACCAACTGGATCCGCAGACCAAAGAAACCATTGCGGAAATTGCACTGGTGGCTGCTGCTCTGGGACCGATGCTGATCGCATTGGGAAAGACCATCTCCAGCGTGGGAACGGTCTTTTCCGCAGTGTCCAAATTGCCCGCCCTTTTCTCTGCTGTGCAGAGTGGCATCGGGGCTGTAACGGGGGCGTTGGGCGTTTCGCTGGGTCCGCTGCTCGCCATTATCGCAGCTATTGCTGCTTTGGTGGCTGCCTTTGTGCATCTCTGGAAAACCAATGACGAATTCAAAAGCAACATCATCGCCATCTGGGAGCAAATCAAAAGCACCTTTACCGGATTGACACAGGGCATCACTGACCGACTAAATGCTCTGGGATTCGACTTTGAGAGTTTCACCGATGTGCTGAAAGCGGCATGGGATGGACTGTGCAATCTGCTGGCTCCTATTTTTGAAGGTGTCTTTCAAAACATCTCCAGCATCTTTTCAGAGTTTACTGGTGTTCTTCTGGGGCTGCTGGATGTTCTGATCGGTCTGTTTACTGGTGACTGGGAGCAGTGCTGGTACGGCATCAAGGGGATTTTTACGTCTATCTGGAATTTCATTGTCAACACGTTCCGCAATATCATGAATACCCTGAAAGGCATTGCAGATGTGGTGCTGGGCTGGTTCGGCACAAGTTGGAACGAAGTCTGGACTTCCATCAAAACATTTTTCGTGGACACATGGAACAGCATTGCTTCCTTTTTCACGGGAATCGTTACCGGAATCCGGGACTTTTTCGTCAACACCTGGACGTCCATTTCCAATACCTTCACCACCATTGTCACTGCCATTCAGACGGTGGCAACGACCGTATTTACAGCGATTCGGGATTT